TCAACAAGCCGAGTAAGTGACACATGGCAGACTCTATCCAGTTAGGCATTCGGATCACGGCGGACGGCAAAGGGGCCGAAGGCACGATCAACAGCCTCAACCGGACCATCGAGAAAGTCGGGGACTCATCCCGCAAAGCCAGTGCCAGTCTCGGCGGGATTGAAAAAGCCACCCAGGGACTCAGCAGCGCGGCGTCTACCGCAGGCCGTGCTCTGGCAGGGTTGGGGGTGGCCTTTTCGGCCCGTCAATTGATTCAGACCGCCGATGCCTATTCCGGCATCGTTGCCAAGCTCAAACTCGTCTCGGGGTCCACCCAAGAGTTTGCCGCTGCGCAGTCACAACTGTTTGAAATCAGCCAGCGCAATATGACCCCGCTGGCGGAAACCGTGCAGCTTTATTCGCGGCTGGCCACGTCGATGCGCGATCTGGGCCGATCCCAAGCCGACACCCTGGCCATCACCGATCTGGTCGGTAAGTCCATCCGCATCTCCGGTGCGGATGCCTCCAGTGCGGCGGCGGGCATCCTCCAGTTTGCCCAAGCCATCGGCTCCGGCGTCCTTCGGGGCGACGAGTTCAACAGCATGATGGAGAACTCGCCACGTCTCGCCAAAGCACTGGCCGATGGGCTGAATGTGCCGATAGGCTCGCTCCGCGAAATGGCGGCACAGGGCGAACTGACCGCCGATAAGGTCGTCAACGCCATCCTCTCGCAGTCAGAGGCCATCAAACGCGAATACACCACCATGCCGTTGACGGTATCGGGGGCGTTTCAGCAGATCCAGAATGCGCTGACGGCGTATGTGGGGCAAACCGATCAGGCCAGCGGGTCATCCCGCGAACTCGCACAATCCATCTCGCTCATTGCGACCAATCTCAACACCATTCTGGACCCGATGGCCAGCATGGTATCCGCGATGGTCAACGGCTGGGCCAAGATATTCGACAGCATCAAGCAAGTCCGTATCGCGCTGGGCGACCTGCAAGCCTACAAGGAACAATTCGGCGTCAATCAGGCCATCAGCAAAGATGAATGGCTGCAACGCGGCGGCGGCGGTGGACAGTACACCACGGGCGGCGGCTTTGGCGGCGAAGACACCACCAAGCCATTCTTCGACGGCGTAAAACGCGGGGCCAATGATGCTGCGCTGGCCATGACCAAGCTCTCTGAAAAGCAAAAAGCCGTCGCGCAAATCGTCATTGAGACGGCCAAAGCCTACAAGGTCGATCCGGCCTTTGCGCTGGCGATTGCCCAGCAGGAAAGCGGCTTCAACCAGTTGGCGAAATCCGCCGTGGGTGCGCGGGGTGTCATGCAGTTGATGCCGGGAACCGCCGAGCAATTGGGCGTCAATTTCAACGACCTGAACGACAACATCAAGGGCGGGGTCATGTACCTGGCCCAACAGGAAAAGCAGTTCAAATCCCTGCGACTGGCGGCGGCGGCGTACAACGCTGGCCCCGGCAACGTGCAGAAATTCGGTGGCGTGCCGCCCTTCAAAGAGACGCAGAACTATGTCGTTTCGGTCGGGGCGCTGTATGAGAAGTGGCAGAAAGTCCTCGGCGCACAGGGCGAGGCTTTCGTCAGCGCCAAGGATCAGGCTGACGAACTGAGTACCGCATTCAATCGCCTGAAAACCCATCAGGACGATCAGGTGAAAAAGGCCGAGGAATACGCCAAGGTTCAGGTCGAACAGATCAAGACCCGACTGGCGGCGATGGATCAGGAGCGCGAAGCCGCTGCCCGTCTGACCGCTGAACAACTGGCCGGGGCCAAGACCTACGAGGACAGGGCCAGGATTATCGAAGCCGCGCAAGCCAAAGCCGCCGAATACAACGCCCAGGCGCTGGAGATGGTGCGGGCCGAATACGACGCCCAGCAGCAGGCACTGGAAGCCAAGAAGCAAGCCTATCAAGCTGAACTGGCCCAGGCTGACAAGTACAACGTCAGCATAGACGATCAATTCAAGCTGAAGCAGGCCATCCGTGCTGCCGATAACGACTTGCTGTTGCTGGCCGAAAACCGCGCCCAAGCAGAAATCACCGCCGCCGGCAAGGTCAACGAATTTGCCAAGCAATCCGCCGATCTCAAGCGCAACGAAGTCACCGCCATCGACGGCATCATCCAGGCTTATCAGCGCCAAGCCGACATTCTCGACCGCCTGACCGCCGCCAAGCAGGCGGGGGCCAATGCCGACCAGCTGGCCCTGCTGAACGATGTCTATCAGTCCACCGGCAACCTGCCGGAACTGGTATCGCAAGATCAGATTGCGCGGATGCAGCAATACATCCTCTCGACCCAGGCATTGAAAGGGGCAGTGGATGAACTAACGGGATCGCAGAAGAAGAGTCAGGAGCAGTCGGTCGCTGATGAACAACTGCGGCTCAATCAAGCATGGGACGAAGCGGCCCAACGCATGATTGAGTACGCCAAAAGCTATGAGGAAGCCTTTGGCAGGATGGGCAAGTCGCTGGCTGGCGTATCCGAAGCCATGGCGCTGTATGACAAGCGACTCAAGCAAATTGACCGAGACAGAAAGGCTACGATTGCCAAGTCGGGTGACGATGAAGCCAAAAAGCTCGGCGCAGAGCAGAAAGGCCAGCTAGAAACCCTCGGCGCGACGTTTGACATGCTCGGCAATGTAGCCGGTGCCATGCGGAACATGTACGAGGAGGGCACCTCTGGATACAAAGCCATGGCTGTGGCTCAACAAGCCCTGCAAATGGCAACCCAAGTCACGAACATTGCGCTGGGTATTCAGGCCATTCTGAATCAGGCCAGCGGCGACCCCTATTCAGCTATACCGAGAATGATCGCCATGGCCGGTATGGTGGCAAGCCTGATCGGATCAGCCATTGGCGCTTTTGGAGGAGGCGGCGGAGGTACCCGCAATGACCCAAACTCTTCTGAAAACAGGCAAAAGCTGGCCGGGACCGGAACGGTGCTGGGCGATGCCAACGCAAAGTCGGAGTCCATTGCCAAATCCCTTGAGATTCTTCGAGACAACAGCAGCAACGATCTGACATATTCCGCCGCCATGCTCAGGGCGCTGGAGAATATTGAGCTTTCCATTAAAGGCACTACCAATGCCGCATTGCTTAACTTCCGAAGCATTGCTGCGGGCATGGCTGATGGCGGCAAAGGCTATGCCGGTATTAACGAAAACAAATCAATTTCTGACTGGGGTATCGCGTTTCCAAAAGCACTATTGTCGGACATCTTCAAGATGGGCATGGATTCTGGTGTGGCCTATGTCAGCAACAACCGCAACGGGGTTGATTCGAAGATGCTGCTGGATGGCATTACCGGCCCCGGCAAGCAGATTGAACGAACCATCATTGGTATTTCAGCTGCGTTGGTTGAAGGCGGCAAGACGTTCGGCCTGACGGCGGATGATTTTAAGAAGCGTTTAAGCACCTTCGTTGTCGATCTAGGCATTATCTCGCTGAAAGGACTGAGCGGCGATGATATGGAGAAACAACTCGCCGCCATCATGAGCAATTTGTCCGACAAGATGGCAGCGGCATTCATGCCTGGGCTTGAGTCATTCCAGCAAGTAGGCGAAGGATACGCACAGACATTTTGGCGATTAGCCGAGGGTGTTAATCGCGCTCAGGGGGAGTTGGAGCGCCTCGGGTTGTCTGCTATCAAGTACACCCAGATCATCAATAAGCAGGGCGATGTTGCGGCAGAAATCGTGCGGCAGACGCTGGCCGGACAAAAAACGCTTGCGGTAGGGGTTCGTCAGTACGTCAACGAACTGACTGGCAAGGCGGACGACATTATTGCGGCTTACAAAAAGCTGATCCAGGCCAGTGACAAAATGAAGACCGCTGGCATCGGTGACAGCAACCTCGACCGCACCATGATTAACGCGGCGGGTGGGCTAGATGCCTTCAATGCCGCGATGGAAGCCTTCAACGAGAACTTTGTCTCCGAGGCTGACCGTTACGCGGGCGATGTGCGCGTCCTGGCCGAGCAGTTCGGCAAGTTCGGGCAAGTCATGCCATCCAGTAAGGAAGGTTTCGCCGCCATGATTCGTGGCATTGACCAAAGCACCGACGCCGGCAAGACACTCTTCGGCCAGATGATCGCCCTGTCCGAGTCCTTTGCCCAGGTGGCGAACGAAGCGCAAGCCATCCGCGACAAATACGCCGCCATCCTCGACCCGTTCAAAGCCATCAGCGACCAGATCAAACAGGTCGGCACCGACTTCGGCAAGCTGATCGGGGGCGTCAGCGGCGACTCGCAAGCCCGTATCGACGCCATTGGCAATGCCGCCAGCGATGCGCGTGATCCGCTGTTTGCCGAACGCAATGCGCTAATGAAGCGCATCAAGGCCCGCTTCGGTGGTGTGGCCCAGATGAACGAACAGATTGCGTACTGGGAGCGCAAGCTGGCCGACGAACTGGCCAAGGCACCCAAGAAGCAGAACAAGGAAGTCATCAAGACCTTAAAGACCAAGATTGCCCGCTGGTCCAACATCAACAGCGAACTCAACGCGCTGAATGAGGAACTGGCGCAGATCATGGCGAAGGAGGGCATGGACAAAGCCGCCGAGATCGCCCGCGTCTCCCTGGAGAAGCAGGCCATCATCGATGATGCCGTGACCTCGATGGGCGCGACACTCGAGGACGTGTTCAGTCAGATCGTCCTGACCGTCCAAGCCAGCCAGCAACGGCTGCAATCCGTTCTGGCTGTCCAAAAGTCACTGGCCTCGCAACTGGCCCAGCTGCAAGGGCCGGGGGCTGTCTTCGACCTGGCCAATGCCGACCGCAACAATGCTTTTGGGGCCATCGACAATTACATCCTCGGTGTGCAGGGCGGGGCAGGGCGCAATGTCGAGACGGAAGTCGGGCTACTCAATGATGCCCAGGCCGCCGTCATGGCCCGCTATAACGCCGAGATCGCCGCGATTCAGGAGGCCGAGCGCGAATACATCGCCGCTGAAACCGACCGGCTGAATGCCAGCCTGCAACTGCAAATCGACGCTATCAATGCCGCGACCGAAGCGGCCATCAATGCCGAGTCGGATCGGTTGGAAGCCGCCATCAAGGCCCAAGGCAAACTGGATCAGGCCGAGCAGAAGGCGCTCAACCAGCGGTTTGATGCCGAGCAGAAAAGGCTGAACAAGCAGTTTGACGCCGAACAAAAGGCGTTGAACAAGCAGTTCGATCAGGAGCAGAAAGCCTTGCAGAAGGCACATGACGTGCAGATGAAGGCCCTGACTGACGAGCTGGATGCGGCCAACAAACTGCGCGATGCCATCCGCAACATCCAGGACTACGTGCGCGGGATGGCGCTAGGTGGGAGCAGTCCGCTGTCACCTGAACAGCGGCTGGCCGAAGCCCAGCGGCAATATCAAGACCTGCTGCTGAAAGCCCAAGGCGGCGATGCCGAGGCGATGGGCAAGCTGACGGGTGCATCGGATGCGTATCTTGAAGCCGCCAAGCAATACTACGGCAGCGGCACTCAATACAGCAGCATCTTTGACGGCATCAAGAACGCGATGACCGCCATCGGCGGCATGTCCGCCCCCGATCCCGACTCTATCCAATCGCGCATTGACGAACTGCGGGAATCGCAGGCATCCCAGCTTGAAGCCTTGCGCGACCTTCAATCCGATCAGATGGACCTGCTGCGAGAGCAGCAATCCGAGCAGATGGATGTCCTGCGAGACATCCAGTCTGAGCAAATGGATCTGCTGCGCGAACAGCAGCAAGATCGGTTGGATGCCCTGCGGACCGCCTCTCAGGCGGTGCAGGACGAAATTCGCAAAACGGCGCAAGCCCAGATTGAGGCCGCGCAGAAAGCGACTCAGCAAAGCATCGCTGACCTGAGTGACCCGAACAAGAACCTCGCCATGCGGGCCGCACGGGAAGCCGCTGAACGCGATCTGAAAGAACTGCAACGGCTGGCTGAACTCACACGCATTGAAGCCGCCAAGCAAGCCGAGGAAGCCAAGCAGAAAGCGCAGGAACAAGCCGACGCCGCCCTGAAGATGGCGCAGGATCAACTTGCCGCGCTGCAAGCCGGAACCCGGCTCAACCAGGCGCAGCTGGAAGCCCTCAACAGCATCCTCATGGGCAACGGGCTGAGTGCCATCCCCATTCCGCAATACGCCAAGGGCGGCTATGCCCAAGCAGGTCTCGCCCTGGTGGGTGAACAAGGCCCGGAGATCGTCCGCTTCGAGCGCCCCGCCCAGGTGATGACCGCAGACGAAACCCGCGACGCCCTGCGCGGGGGCAATAACGAAGCCATCGTCCAAGCCATTGCTGAACTCAAAGCCGAGATGCGGGCGCTGGTCGTCACGCAATCCAACGCCAACCCGCAACTCATCGCAGAACTGACAGAGATGAAGACCAAGCTGGCAAAACTCGAACGCAACCAGAGGATACAAGCCTGATGGCCGCACTCAGTAATTATCTTGAAAACAAGCTGATCGATCAGCTCTTCCGAGGCCAAACCTACAGTTTCCCCAGCACCCTCTATGTCGGCCTGCACACTGGGTCATCGGGGGATGCGGGGGCGACTGAAGTGACCGGAGGCAGTTATGTCCGCTCCGAGGTGACGTGCAGCCTGCTGAACTGGGCAGGGACGCAGGGCGCCAATACCACCGTGGCGTCTAGTGGCACGACCGGCACCACCAGCAACAATAACGCCATCAATTTTGTAGACCCCACGGGCGACTGGGGAACCATCACGCACTTCGGCCTCTACGACGCTGTGATCGGCGGCAATCTGCTGGTCTGGGGGGCGATGACCACGCCGAGACTGGTAGCCAATGGCGATTCCGCCCCGACGTTTCCGGTCGGGCAGTTGCAGATTCAACTGGATAACTGATTATGCCTGACAGAAAAATTTCCGAGCTTCCCATTGCCTCCACGCTGGACGGCACCGAAGTCATCCCGGTCGTGCAGGCGGGCGAAACCCGAAGAGGCTTCGCGGCCACCCTGGCCACCTCCACGGCGCTGGTCAGCAATACCGACATCGGCACCGCCCCCAACGAAGTGCCGCTGAATCAGTATCTGGGTGATCTGGCGTATCAGAACGAAGACCAGTTTGTCATCCGCCCGCAAACCTCGGCGCATCCGCTGGGGATCGGCGAAATGACCTTTCAGTTGACGAACAACACCACCCTCGTCGTCAAGGTGAAAGGCACTGACGGCACCGTGCGTTCTAACACTCTGACACTGGCGTAACACCGATGGCTATTCAATCCAATTACCCCGATATTCGCCCGTCGCTGAATCTTGATTTTGCGAATAGCAAACAGCTAGACCCGCGCATTACTTTTACACGGGCGAGTACGGCCACGTACTACGACGGCAAGACAGTGGCGAAGGCGGAAGAGAATTTGTTTTTGCAAAGCCAATTCGCGGGCACATGGGCGTTTTTTAATAGTTCGCTGACCGCAAACGCAAGCATAGCGCCCGATGGGACTAACAGCGCGGCGTCCATAGTGCCCAACGCTACGTCCTCTGCACATGGGGTTGTTCAGACTGCTGGCGTTGTTGGTAGCACCTACACGTATTCCGTTTTTGCAAAAGCAAATGGGTACACCAACATCCAGTTTTATGCGGATTCCTCGGGAAACTTTACCGCTACATTTGATTTGACTGCTGTGACTGCTGCCTTTTCAGGATCAGCAACCGCCGCGACCATTACCTCTGTCGGCAATGGCTGGTATCGATGCTCTGCGACGTTCACGATGGCGGCAAGCAATCGCCTAAACCTGCAAGGGTTTCCTACCGGGGCGACGGCGAGTAATTTCGGCAACACGTTCGCGGGCAATGGGGTTTCAGGTGTTTTCGTCTGGGGCGCTCAACTAGAGCAGCGCAGTTCCGTCACCGCCTACACGCCCACCACCACTCAGCCGATCACCAGCTATATCCCCGCGCTGCAAACCGCACTCGCTGGGGTGCCACGCTTCGATCACAATCCGTTGACGGGTGAAAGTCTGGGGCTGGAGATTGAAGAACAGCGGGTGAATTTACTGACGTATTCGGAGCAGTTTGATAATGCGGCTTGGACAAAGAGTGCCATTAGTATCACGGCGAACACGGTTGTCGCGCCTGATGGAACGCTGACAGCAGATGTCCTGATTGAAGATACTTCAACTGGCTCTCATCAACTGACACGATCAAGCAATTTATCGTTTAGCTCTGGAACGGCGTATACATTAACTTTTTTTGCAAAACAAAACGGTCGCTCCAGAATCAATATAGCAGCAGATGTAGGGGCATCCACTTTCCCTGCTGCCGCTAATGCTATTTATGATTTATCAACAGGAACCATAGTTTCTACTGGGGCAAGTGCTACGGCTAGCATTGTGAGTGCTGGTAATGGTTGGTATAGATGCTCATTGACAGCCACTGCCACGGCCACTGCTGGTTCAAGACCCGGTTACTACATACAGTTGACTTCTTCTGGCAATGTTTCATACACAGGCGACGGCTTCTCCGGTATCTACCTCTGGGGTGCACAACTCGAAGCCGGCGCCTTTGCCACGTCCTACATCCCCACGGTCGCCAGTCAAGTGACCCGCTCCGCCGATGCGGCGAGTATGACGGGGACGAATTTTAGCAGTTGGTATCGGCAGGATGAGGGGACGTTGTATGGCGAAGGCACGACCATATCACCCAGTTGGCAAAATGCGTTATTTATTGACTGCACTGCGGGGGGTATGGACTTTAACGGTAATAGCGTGAATGTGGGGTACTCCAGGGGGGTAGGCAGTTCTCGCTCTGCCGTCAGTGTCAACGGAGTGGCTCAATGCGATATACCGATTGCCAATACCAATGCTATTCGTAAAGTGGCGCTCGGGGCTGCGGTCAATAATTTCAACGCTGCCTCAAATGGGGTGCTAGGTGCTCAAGATAGCAGCGGGCTTATGCCCACCGTTAACCAGGCTTTGATCGGCGCTGCCAATTACGGACTCTACTTAAACGGCACTATCCGCCGCCTCGCCTATTACCCCAAACGCCTCACTAACGCGCAACTACAAGCGATAACGAGTTAATTATGTACACCGATTATTACCTCCGCTTTGAGTCTGAAGCGGACGCACAAGCCGTCCTCTACACCGAGGAACCGAGCGCATGGGACGAGGCAGGCCACGTCACCGAGACGAGACTGAGGCCCAACTACCGCAACATCGACGTGCTGGGCACCCTCTACGCGCAACAGGCCACCCCAGACCCGGAGAATCCGCCAGAACCCGTCGCTATCGACGGCTGGCATGTAAACGTCAGGGTACTGGATGACGAAGATGGCGCACCCTTGGAAGCCTATCGCGTAGACCCCGAGCCACAGGTCTGGCGTCGGGTGTGGGGCTAGTCCTTGACTAACTACCTCCTTCAAGAAACTGGCGAACGCCTGCTGACGGAAGCCAATGATCCGCTAATCCAGGATCGTGAGGCACAGTTTTCGGCGTTGGTTGCGGCAGAAGCCAGCGCACAGGCACTGCAATTCAAACGCCGTGTCGGCTTCTTGGCCGTGGTCATGGGCGAGGCGCAGGCGGCTGTTCTGCAATTTAACCTGACGCGCTTTGAGCCGCGATATGACCGGCGCGTCACACGCATATTCCTGGCGGAAATCGAAGCCTATGACCCGGCCTCCTCCAGTGTCATCACCTACCGCTTTGCTTCAGGGCAGGGCTATGACACCGCCGGGACGTTCTACAAGCCGCGCATCGAGAATCCTGCCGTCTTCACTCGAAGCATGGCCAGCGGCCAGATCGGTGGCAAAACCTCAATGAGCTTCGGGGAACTGACGCTGGTCAACATCGACCGCGAACTGGCGGCGATGGCCGATGACTTTTATGACGGACGGACCCTCACGCTGAAGATCGGTGATCCCGCCGCCGCCTATGGCACCTTCACCACTGTGCTGAAAGCCACTATCGAGACGGTGGCCGTGGAGCGTGAGCGCATCTCCGTGCGGCTGCGGGATCGGTCGGTGGCGCTGGACAAGCCGTTCAGCACGGCCAAGTTTGGCGGGACCAATGTGCTGCCGAATGGCATCGATGGCACGGCGGATGACATCAAGGATCAGCCAAAACCGCGCATCCTCGGGCGCATTGCCTTGATGCAGCCGGTTCAGGTGAATACCAGCAAGCTGATCTACATGGTCAACGCGGGTGCTGTGGATGCCGTACTGAACGTGTTCGACGCGGGCGCGTATCTCAGCAAGGGGGCTGATTACACCAACCAGGCGGACATGGAAGCCAACGCCCCGGCGAACGGTACTTGGCGGGCCTGCCCATCCATTGGATGCTTCCGTCTGGGATCGCAGCCCTACGGGCAGATCACGGCTTCGGTGGCGGAGGAGTGGGACTACCTGTCCAACACCGCCGCCGGTCTTGTGCAGCGCATCCTCACCGAGAAAGGCTACACCGCCAGCGATTTGGTCGCGACGGATTTCACCGCCCTCAACAGCAAGAATGCGGGCAGTTTGGGCCTTGTCATCGAAGGCGAGGAAACGACCGCCAGCCTGATCGACCGCATCTGCCAATCGGTCGGTGCCTGGTGGGGTTTTGACTCGCTGAACCGCTTCCGCATCGCCCGCTTTGAAGCACCCACCGGATCACCCGTCGCAACACTGACCGACAATGAGGTACTGGAGATCGAGCGCCAACCCGAAGGCCAACTCCCGCTGTGGCGGACGACGCTGCAAGCCGACAAAAGCTTTGCCGTGCAGGATCGCAAGTCGTTAGCCGGGGTCGTGCCGGAAGACCGGGCGGCATGGTTCTCCACCGCCAGCCGCGACCAGAAGGCCGAGAACGCGGATGTCAAAACTCAACGATTGCTGGCCGAAGAAGAGACCTGGGACTCCGCACTCAACGGCATCTCCATCGCGCAGGCCGAATCCGCCCGCCGCTTAAACCTCTTCGCTGTGCGACGCGATGTCGTCACCGTCACCTTGGCCAATCCGGCGGATCGCTACGCCACGCTTGATCTGGGCGCGGTGGTCAATGTGCAGTCTGACAAGTTGAGTTACGGCACCGGGCGCTTGATGACCGTGATTTCTGTGGCGGCGGATTTCCAATCCGGCACGCTTGATCTGACCTTGTGGGGATAACCATGCTGGTACTCGGCTACGCCAATCAAATCGACGTGTCCACCCTCTCAGGGGGTAGCTGGAATGCCAGTTATCCGCTGGCGAATCTGAAGACGCGCTACCTCTATCAGAAGACCCGCAGCAGCAACGCGCTGGCGGCGAGTACCGTCATCAACCTTGATCTCGGCACGGCGCAAAGTATCGGCGTGATAGCACTGGTCGGCCATAACCTGTCTGCGACGGCCACCGTGCGTATCCAAGGGGCCAGCAATTCCGGCATGAGTCCGACGCTGTATGACTCGACCGCCGAGACGGTCTACAGCGCCACGGATTATGCCAAGCACTTCACCGCCGTTAATGCCCGCTACTGGCGCATCAGCATCAGCGATACCGGCAACACGGCGGGCTACGTTGAACTCTCCCGCCTCTTTATCGGCTGGCGGTTTATGCCGACCGTGACCAATGACTTCGGAGAGACGCTGGAGCTGGAATCGCAGACGGTCGTCCAGCAGGCGCTGGCGGGACCGGAATACTTCGATGAGCGGCCCAATCGCCGCATCTGGCGCGGGCAATTGTCCTGGCTGAGTAACACCGAAGCCTATCGCATGCTGCTGGTGATGCTGCGGCAGCAGGATGTCAGCCGCGAGGTCTATCTGATCGCGGATGATGCGGACCTCACCTTTCGCGATCAGCGCAACTTCCTCGGTCGGATGCGTTCGCTCAGTTCGATTGAGTATCCCTATCCGCTAAGAAACTCAGCGGCGTTGGAAGTGGCGGAGGTGCTATGAGCAAGCTCTTTAGATACATCCAAATCACCCTTTTACTTTGCAGTGTCGTATTCCTGTGGGTTTATTTGGGAATTGGCTACATTGAGTGCCGCGATATCGGCGGGCAGTACGTCCGAGGCTTGTTCTGGATGGAGTGTGTGAAGCCATGAGCCTCTATCGAGAAACCGCAACCGGCTTTGTTCAGGAACATGCCAGCAATCCGGGCGCGGGCTATACGCTGATTGCCAGCCAACCGACCGACACCACCGCCAATCGAGTCAACTGGTGGCGTGATGTGGACAAGGGCAGCTTGACCTCGGCATGGCATCCCAGCCTTCAAACCGGCGATCCCGAATCACCCGCGCCGGATGACGGGGCCGGACGGGGCATCAACATCCTACCGAATGACTATGCCAGCTTTGAGTGGCCCGCCGGATTGCCGCCGACGCACACCACCAATGCGACCATCAGTCAGCAGACCAATCGCATCCACGGCGAGAAGTGCGCTCGCGTCACGCTCTCGTCAGCGGGCGGCGTGGCGTGGCTATCGGCCAGCGGGCAGTTCAACATTTTGCTGACGGCAAACCGCAAGTGGATCATGTCGTGGTTCGTCAAGCCCAGCACGGCGGTGGCCCGAACCGCCAGCATCCGCCTGACGACGGCCACGGCGACCTATACGGTCAGCGGCACCACCGATGGCAGTACGTCTTGGCAGCGGCTATCGGGTGTCTTTGACCTCACGGCAGATGCGGCTACCGAAGCGCGGATCGGTCTGTCGCTGGACACCACGGGGGTGGCGCTGGACTTTGACGGACTCATGCTTGAAGAGCAGATCGGGCGCGAATCTGACCCGTCACCGTTTTACTCGCCGTGGGGATTTGGATCGGTAACGAAGCCAGAATACTGGCCTGATTACGGCATCCCGACCATCAAGCTGTACTCCGACCTGCAAGCGCGGATCAACCTGATCGATGGCGCATCGTCGCTCGATGGCAGCGTCAACAAGCGGCTGGCGGATCAATACACCAGCCTGGTGCAGCAGATCAATCAGGTCGCTGTTGGCAACGGGCAGTTCGACGCCAAGCAGATTTGGTACTTCGACACCAGTGCCGATATCACCGGCTGGACCAATGGCGGCTGCACCCTAGCGGTCACGGGGGGCTATCTGATCGTCACTGGTACTGGGGCCACGCCTTTTTTCCGTACCAGCACCCTGGCGATTGATGGGGCGGCGTATCAGTTGATTCGGATGCGGGTGAGGCGTACCGCAGGCACCGGCTGGACCGGCACCCTGACCTATTACTACGGGGCCAGCAGCAGTGGCACCAAGACCATCACCGTACCGACCAACATCAGCTCAAACTATGTTGAAGCCGATTGGGACATGTCCGCCGAGGCGACTTATAAGGCCAACACCATCACCGGCATACGCATCCAGCTTGGCACCGGATCAGGCGATACCTTCAGCATCGACTGGATGGGCGTGGGCCGGAATGCGCCGGGGGCCAGCTTTGCACAGTTGGAGGTGGTTCGCGTCTTATCTGACAACAAAAACCGCATCTTCTATCAGACAACTGCGCCGACTTCAGACGCCAGCTACACGCTAAAGACCAACGATCTGTGGTTTGACAGCGATGCGGGGAACAAGCCCTACCGCTATACCGGGTCCGCGTGGGCTGAAACGACTGACACTCGGCTGGCCGATAGCTGGGCTGAGATTTACGACATCGCCAACGCCACCGCCTCGCCCACAGGTGCCGCCGCACAGCGCATCAATGGGATCAGTGCAGCCGCCAGCAAGACGCGCACCTATTATCAGACCGCCGCACCGACCACCGGCATGGTGACGGGCGACTTGTGGTTTGATACCGACGACGGCAACAAGCCCTATCGATACTCAGGCAGTGCTTGGGTAGAGACGACCGACACGCGCATCACGACCCTGCAAGCCAGTGTCGCCAATAAGGAAGAGGCCAAGGTCGGCTTTTGCTCGATTAGCCCAGGCACCAACACCACGCGGGCCTTGTGTCTGGCAGCGGGCGGCGCATGGACCGACCAGCCGTTTGCCACCGCCGTCAAGCAGGTCAGCGTGACCAATGCGAACGGCACGGCCTCGGTGGAGACTAACCTCTCGACGCTGGCGACGGATACCGGGGCGCTGAAGACCCAGTACAGCGTCAAGCTGGATGTGAATGGGTATGTCGCTGGGTTTGGGCTATATAACGATGGGGCAGGGGCCAGCGGCTTCCTCATCAACGCCGACAAGTTTGCGATTGGAAAACCGGGTGCTTCGACGCTGATCCCGTTCTATGTGGACACTGGCACCAACACCACCTACATCAACAATGCCAGCATTAAGAATGGCTCCATTACCTCCGCGCTGATTGGCGATGCCCAGATTACCACCGCCAAAATTGGCGATGCCCAGATAACCACCGCCAAGATAGCCAGTCTGACCGCCGACAAGATCACAGGCGGCACCATCGGCGCTCAGACGCTGATTATGAATGGCGCAACCTCGGTATTAAGGTCCAGCAACTACAGCGCCTCGGCAGGCTGGCAGATTCTGGGTGATGGCAGCGCCGTATTCAACAACGTCACGGTCAACGGGACGCTGAGAGCCACGACGACCTTTTTGGGTACTTGGACAGCGGCGAATATCCCGAACCTGTCGGCAGACAAGATCACGGCAGGGACGCTGAATGCCAGCCTGGTCAATGTCACCAATCTGAATGCTGGGAGTATCACGACCGGCACCCTGAACGGCACCAATGTCACCGTCACTAACCTGAATGCGACCAATATCACCACCGGGACGCTGAATGGTGCGAGAGTCGGTACGGGGGTTTCCGGCAACGTGCTGACGACCGGGACGCTGAATGCCAGCCTGTGTAACGTCACCAACCTCAATGCTAGCAACATTACGACAGGCACGCTCAGTGCGGATCGTATTTCGGCCAACAGCATCACCACCGCAAAACTTAACTTTACGCCAGTGCAGGCGGGTGGTGCGGCAGCAGATATCAATACCTATGGGACTCAAATTGACGGTGCTAGGATACAAACGGGGACGCTGACAGCGGCGCAGATACAGGCGGGCACTATTACAGCCGATAAAATTATCCTCGGCGGTATTACGACGGATAGGATTGGCGAAAACGCTGTCACTGAAATCCTAGGCGGTGGCAACAGCCAGCTTATATACCCAGCCATTGGCTCATGGATAGTGTCAGCTAGCCAAGCGTTACCCGCCAACAGCAATCGCGGAACAGTCATCATTCAATGGAATGTGAGCGTTGCCAGTTACCAGGCAATGGACATTAACGTATATTTGAGAGTAAAGAAGGGGTCCACAATAGTTGCAGGATATATTGGAAATTATGGGTCGGCTTCTTTGTTATATATCGACAGTTCACCTTCTACCGGCGTTCAATCTTACACATTTGAGATATATTGGGTGGACCCTACAGGGCATGGAAGTGGCGGCGGAATCTCAAGGGACAGCTACTTATATGTGATGGATGTTAAGCGATGATAGACGTAACGTATTACGACAAATCAACAGGGGTGCTTGGCGAGGCGTGGTTCTACCCTTCTGAAGAATCCAAAGACCTCAACGTACAGGGCCGAGACTATGTGGACGGCAAATGGGACAGCCGAACCCATTACATCCTCAACGGCCAAGCCACCGAACGCCCAACTTCCCCCGTTACGCTGTCCGATCTCACCCTGCTAGGCGTCCCGGCGGGATCGACGCTGACAATTAACGGGGAGAGATACGATGCGGAGGGTAATGTGGAGCTGGAGTTTCCGCTACCAGGCACCTACCGGCTGCGGGTTGAGTGCTGGCCGTATAAGGATTGGGAGGGGGAGGTGACGGTACCTGTGCTGAGCGGAGCCGAAGCATGAAGATCCTCTATCGCAAAAACCTCGACACGCTCAGCGTCGATCCGATTCAAGCCCGCGAAGCCATCCGCAGGGC